ATCATCATCCCAAAATCCAATGTAACCATAATCTCTATAATCAAATGTATCAAGGAAATGTTTTGCTAAGTCCCATTTGAATCCAGTATCTTTAATCAACTGGTCATATGAGTTCGGTTCAATATCAAAGTCTTTGTATTGATAAACAACAGTTTCATAATTTCGTTTAATACCATTTGTCCTGCGCCAATGATTATCTTTATCATATGCACCATGGTAGTTAAGTGGAATGCCAACAGGGCAGAAAATAACATTATTCATCTTTGATCCAATACCAAACGTCTTCTTTAACCATTCTTATATTTGGTGATCCGTTTTTATCTTTGAATTCATTTACTGCTTTTCTTACACCATCAAAAGACCAATCGTGTCCTGCAAATATTCCATTACTTTTTATTTTAGGAAAGAAAAGTTCACAGTCTCTCAAAGCACCTTCATAAGAATGATCACCATCAATAAAAATATAATCTAATGATTTATCTTCAAATGAATTTACAAAATCTTGACTGTAACCTCTAAGTATTTTTCCTCTTGGTGCAAAATCTGAAATATTGTCTTGTGCAGCCAAGTATTGTGCATCTAACATTTCTTGAGCAATTTTTATGTTGCCATCCATGTAACCAACATATGGATCTATTCCTGTGAGTTGTAGATTTGATAGATTTTGTAAAAAATGATTCATTGTCCAACCACTGGCCACACCAATTTCTAAACCAACAATTGTTTCTTGTTGCTGAAATAGATGTGTCACTAAGTCACAGAGGCCTGGAGCTGAAATCCATTTTTTTGAATCCCATTGTCCCTGTTCTTTTAATGTTCTAATGTTCCACTCATTCATATTTTTTCTCAATGATTTGTTTCCACTCAGGTACTCTATCATACTGATGTACCAATACAAATGGTTTACCATCACTTGTGCATACTGTATCACCAACTAGAATTGGGCATTTCTCAATCAACTTGTCACCATACTTATGTGCAACTTGTGGACCGGTTGTTCCCAACTGTGCAGCCCAACCGTCTTCAGAGGCAGTAAATCTTGTAATGTCCCTATATGGTTTCATATTCAACAATACATTCAATGCAGCTTGATCTGGTCCACCACCACCTTCAATATTATGTGAAGTGCCATTACATAACATATAGATGTTTAGAAACAATGGAAGCATAGTGTCAAACTTGCCAGAAATTGTTCCTGCATTGTAAATCAATCTGTCTTTATTGTGATCATGAATCAGTGGACCAAATGACTTCATAAGATTATGACTGCCCCAATCTTCATCTTTGTATTTGATTGATTCACATGCAACATTAATTTGTGCTTCACCCATGTTCTCTTCTAGCCAAGTAGAAGGATTGGATTGAAAGATTACATCTTTAACATCGGTTGTAACAATGTATCGATATTTACCTTCAAACTGTTTCAGTAAATACCATAGATGCAAAAACCTCTCAACTACAATTGAGAAGTCATCTCTGTATACAAATCTTTTGTTTTCTTCATCCTTTTTGAAAGTAAGGATGGTGTAGTTTCGTTTGACCAACTCTTCAACTGTTTCATATGAAACATTATAACAAAGCATGGCCTTAGTGCCAGTGAAACCACTTCTATCTAACGAGTTTACCCATGGTTTAATTTTGTCAAAATCATATCCAGTAATGCTACCAATCACTATATCATTCATAATAACCCCAATCAATTAATAATCTCTAAACCTTTTTATCTTGCGGCCTTGTCCAGGTGTATCGTTCTTATATGTATTCACCAATGTAGCTGTACCCTCAGCACCTGCACCAGATTTTGGTAATATATCAGGACTAACTGTCTCATACACACTATTATGCAACTTCATGCCTGTAACATCTTGTACCAATTTCCAGGCATCTTTAACCTTCGTTCTATCAATGTATGATTGTAACATCTTTTTCTGTTCAGGTGAAGCCTTTCGTTGAAACTTTGCCAATTCCATAACACCAATGTTGCCAGAATAAGATGCCTCATGCATCTTTAATCTTTTTGTTCGGCCTTCGTGTGATACATGATGTGCTTGAAATTTAACTTTTGGATATTCTTTTTGTAATTTTAAAAATTGCTCTAAATTAGTTTTACTATCATCATACATGTGAACATGGTCATAATTTCCTGTGTTCAAATGTTTTCTTAAAATAACATTCTTTTTCTCAGCCGTTGAATCATTACCAGGCACATTACCTGCACGATGTATGTGTGTATTATCCACATCAATTCCGTGTTTTCTGAATTTTTTTAGAACAGTATCCTTATCATCAAAATCTGAACGAGCAGTGTTCATAATAATCTTACTTTTATGATTTCCTGCCTTTATATTGTTATGTATAGCGTTTAATTTATCAATCATTGGATCGATAGGTTCAGATTCATCATGAAATTTTTTTGCATTTCTAAATTCACTAAAATCATAATGCTGACCAGTTTGTAACTTATGGTCATTAAACTCTTGGTTTGTTAAAGTTTTTAAAAGTTTATCTGATTTATCTTTTACATGAATTTTTGCACTTGTTTTAAACAAAGTTTCATCAATGTCAAACACATGTAGACCTTTTTCTTCAACAATGTATTCCTTAAAAACTTTCATTTTATCCTCTAGTCAAGATAAGAATCTTTTGTATCTGTGCTTCAAGAATTGGTTTACGATTAGGCCAATTGATGTATGGTTTATCAGCTGTCTTTAGAAGATTCGTTAAGAATGGCATAATAAGTTTCTCTATTTGCACCAACCTTGCTTTGTATTCTTCAACAGTCTCATCTTTTTCAGCAATGACTGCATTGTATTCTTCTTCAGATACAGCAGAGAATCCAAAATCTTCTGATGCAGCATAAGAATCTATTATACTTTGTATGTTATAACCAGCCATTACTTACTCCAAGCTTTTGCAGCAGTAAAATTCAGGTGAGAAAACTCCAACCGATCAACCAACTTTATTGCATTACCTGTTAACTTATCAACTGCTACAAATCCTTCAGGATTAGTTACTTTGAAACCATCCTCTGTTTGTACGAATGTACTAGTAACTTGTTTCACCTGTTGTAACTTTTTGATAATCATATTCTTGGCATCAACCATGCCGTTTTGCATATCAAATATCTTAACTAAATCATTTGAACTACCACGAAGAGTTCGCATGATTTCATTCTTAATCATGGTCTTATCTCTTTTTGTTTTTTCCATCTTTGCAGAGACAATATCTTTATTCAATCTATCTTCAACCCATTTAAGTAATTCTCTCACATGAGTAGTTGTATTTGTAATCTTTTGACCTTCTCTAACTTTGGTGTTGTTGAAAGTCTTAATGTATTCTCTAACAGTATCACTTGAAGAAATTCTATTGATAGATAATGCATTTGTTTGTTTGAATGTGGAACCAACAGTAGATAGAATCGCATTAATTGTTTTCGTTTCTTCTTCTGTGAATGATGCAGTACCAGAGGCATCAGTGAAATACGCATCACGGAACCAAACATCTTTAGTTGGTGTAAGATTTCTGATATCAATATTAAATGAGGCTTTCATATCAGCAAATGTTTTGCCTGTGTATGAAGTATGAAACACAACACCTAGCTGTGCAGCCTGCATTGTTTTTGCAAGTTTAGAACCAGATGGTACAGCATAGATTAGTGTGTTTGGTTGAAATGTAATATATTCTTCGCCATCAAGCGTCTTCTCTGTGATATCACCTTTTGCAAACATCATATCACCCTGTAACACACCTTTGATGCCAAGTTTTGGTAAATAACGAAGTGCAACTTTAAGTTTTGCATTAAGACCTTCACCTGGATGATTCGTATCAATATCACCATCGGTGTAATTCAACTTTGCATTTGCATTAAAGACACCTTTAGTGCCAACAAAGAATTTACCATTGTCTGGATTGATGCCACAAAAAATTGCAGGGGAACCATCCCATTTGGTTGTGGTGTTTACTTTTAACGATGAGTGACCAGCAAGCATATCTCTCAATGCTTGTAGAAAATTAATTGCATCTCTGGCGCCAGCAACGCCACGATTTAGAATTTCATCTTCAAGGTGTTCATTACTCAAGATGTAAATTTTTGCCGCTTTTTTCTTCAGCTAAAATTACATCTCGGGATCCCTCCATAGTAAAGTTTTTGAAATTATACATATATTATTTTTATCTCGTATTTTTTAGAAAATCTGCCATTTCTAAGTAGGTTGCAACAAATCTGTTTTTCATACATATTCCATAATAAAAACTCACTCGTGCATTTTTGATGTAGAGGAGTGAGAGGGTTTCAAATCCCATTTTGTGGGACATTCATATCATTATTTCGTGTAAACGATACGGTTGTTTAGAATTACTTTACTTTGACCATTCCAAATCACATCAACAAGATTTGAGTATCGAGTAATAATCTGAGCAGCAATGCCACCGGAGAATAGACCTGACCAACCCAGAATTACAAACCCCCAATGCAGAGGCGCAGAGAACAATTCTTCCATAAACCAGAAGGCATGACCCCACTCATTTAAGCCCACATTTGGTAGAATCATTAATGGACCAGCAATTCCCATAACCAACGGGAATGAAGTGCCTCTACTAAACAATGGTAATCTCGTTGTAGCATATAGATATGCTGCTATCCCGCAAACAATGTACATTGGGAAAGAGCCATAAAATACTACGACATGAGATGGCGTAAATGATGTATCTCGTATAATCACTTGATGCCATGATGCATCTTGTTCAGTAAAGAAACTACCGCCCCAATATACACCAAATAGATATACACCCAACCACATCATGAAATAAAAATATCTCTTTATTTCTAGTTTGGGATCAAGGTTATCTAATTGCGCCTTGGTATCCCTGGTCTTGAGAATCCAACCCCAGGTAATAAGTGCAAACAACGGCATGATTATCATGTGCGCACGCCACAGACCCATCCAGACCCGTTCAAACTCGGGTTCCATAGAATCCATACCATGTGAATATGCATATGTTCGTTGGAACCAAATCCAGAAAATAGCAACTAATAACATTAGAGCCATTCCAAATTTATACCAACTAGAATCATACCACTCAGACTTATTATAACCAACCATACTTGATGCTGATAAAACAGTTGCCATAACAGTACCTCCTATAAAATAACTTATTTTACAACGGTACAACATTGTTGAAACAATTTACTCAACAATTCTTTACCTTTTCATGCCAGTGGTGGCAACTGCAATTCATGCCCATAAAATCAATGCCACCCCCAATACTAAAGGAATTATCAATCCATTCATGTATTTATTATAATTATATCTTCAATGTGCAAATTTGATTCGATTAAAAATTGTGTGAAGTTCATTTTAGTATATTTTTAAATAGAAACAAGAATCAAATACATACTGCGCTTCTTTGACACCTAATGCTTGTGCTTCTTTACCGTATATGTTTTTTCTTTTAGCAAGTTGATCAGCACGAACACCGGCAGAAAATTTCTGTGATGCAGCTAAGTCATACAGATTTTCTACAGTTACATCCCTTGTTAGTTTATTTGTTATAAATTGAATAGCAACACCAATCTCAGCAGCAATAGTTTTATTCAAAATACTTTTACCATCAGTCTTTTCAAATGAACCTGAACCATTCAATAGTTTATACATATTATCCAAATAAGGAGATAATTCTTTTATTATCTTAGGATTCTTTTTAAATTCTGATTGATAGTTACTTGCACCCAACCATTTTTTATCTCCAGCATTTGTATCAGGAAAAACTTCCACTAAATCTTCAAATCCTTCTCTAATTTTTTTTAATTTTTTAATACCAGAATCATCTGTATTAGCAATAATCCATTGATAGTTTTCTGTACCAATAGAACCGAATCTAGCACCAGCACCTGGAGCTTCAATTTCTAAACGAAAACCACCAGTATCAGTTTTACTCTTAATACGACCTTGTAGATAATTTTTCTCTACAATCTTTTTTGCTTTCTCATCATATAAGTCAACTGCAAAATGAATCTTCACATCAAGATTGGTTGAACCAAATTCAACTTTAACAAATCTTGCAGTCTTAGTGATGGTAGAACCAACAGCATTTTCTTCTGAGATATGAACTTCACCACTTGGTGCCTTCAATGAAACTGGATACAAGTCTTTTGATTTATAGAGTGCATATACTGTACTGTTTAAATCACCTACTGCACCCGCTTGATATGGTGTTGGTGCATTTGCCATTTGTCTTGCCTTCTGCAACAATGGTTTAATCTTTGTTTTGCCTTGTGCAGAAAATATCCACACATCACCTGGATTCCATTTATCTTTATCTACTGCTCTTGAGAAGCCGTATTTTGATTTTACTTTTTCAGCAAGAATCGTAAATACTTCTTGTGGATTTAATTCAGAAGGCATTTCATCTGCCCGCATCGCTTCGTAATTCTTACCATTTCCTGGTTGAATATCTTTCATAAACTTGTTCATTTGTTTAACAAGTCTTTCGTGCCATTTGTTAACAACTAAAAATGGAATTGATAAATGCAATCTCGATAAAAAGGCCTTATCACTATTTTGTGTTCCAACATAACTAGATAGACCTTCTTTTTTACACCATGCTTCTAAACTTCTCTTATCAGTAATTGTTTTCCAAACTTGTGGAGAATACTTAGATAACTTATTTTCCATCTCTAAAGCAAAATAATAACAGAAAAATGCTTCAGATAATACTTCAACATCTTTGTTTGCAACCGTACCAGCGGCTTCACCACCTTCATCTTTTTTAGTTGGTTGACCACCAAAATCAGGATCTTTAATTATATACTTTAATCCAATTGTGAATGTCTTTGTTTGGCCGGGTAAAACAGCAACAAGTTCTTGTTTACTTTTTTCCCATTTTTTACCAATCACTAATGTTGTTGAACCCTTTGAGTCAGTCAACATGAATGGCGATTTGGCTTTGATTTTTAAATCAAAAATGATGTTTCTAGGCTTACCCTTAAAAGGACCGGATCCAGCAGTTTTAGAAATATCTGAGGGTGTCATTATAATTCCGTTATGTAATTCTTATATTTATCCGAAGAAACTGTCTAAGGCACCAGTATTCATATAGTCATTTACAAGATTAAATTCACGGTTTTTCTTACTGAAACACCAGATTGGTTCAATATAAATCTTATGCATAAATTCATCAAGGTTTTCAACATTCTTTGGCCTTTGCATAATTCTCATACCCATCTGGCCACAGAAGGTTGCACCTCTTTCAGTAAGATTATCAATCAAATCATCACTTGCATAGTATCTCTTTGTTTTAATCTTTGGATCCATGATGTTAACGAATTGATAACCATTGTCACTCAAAGAATCAAATGTCTTTTGATTTACAGGCAGATAGAAACCATTCCGCCATTCTTCATAAGTTGTATATCTTGCCCAGGATTGTTCATTTGAATGTTTGCCTGTTGTGTTATACTTCTCTGTTGCGAAATAAGGCGGTGAAGTAAATGCACAATCAATTTTTGGCAAAATAGAATAATCAAAGTCTTCTGCTGGGCATCTATGAATCTCGACTCTTTTGACACCTTCAACAATGAAGTGTTTATCATCTTTTACAGTTCGTGGTCGACCACCTAAGAATCGTTCATAAACTAAACATTGTTCATAATACTTTTCAAATGTCTGGTCATTAGGGTCTGTGCCATAATACTCATCGGCATCTGAAGAATAGAAACCAGCTAATCTATCACCCCAACCACAAGATGAATCAAATACAGTTTTTGCATTTGTAATCTGATACAGAAACTTTGCGACTTGTGGTTTAAATTGTGTCGCAATATAGGCACTCAATCTGAATGAAGAGATATAGGAACTAACTGATAATTCTTTGTTGCCCAATCTCCACAATGCAAGAAATACACTTCTCAGATTATCGTTGTTGTTCCATCGGTAAATAGGAGACTTGTAACCCCATGCATCGCAATTGTATCGCAACTCTTGATGGAAGTAATTACTCACATTGTTAAATTGTGAACCCATTTGAATGACACCAAGACCATGAGTAGCATATTTTCTACCATAGTCTTCAAACTTCTCTAGCACTAAATCTTTCACTTCGTCATGTTGCTGAAATGTTGTCTTTAAATCAGACAATGACAAATCCCAAAAAGACTTCTGCATATCTGCAAAAGATATATCTCTTAATGGGCAAGGTGGTTTTGTTTTTACAATGATATCAATCAGAGCTGCAACAATGGTCTCTTTATCAAACTGTGCATTGATATCAGACCATTGTTGTTCATTCAGAATTGGAACACCATTCTGATTACGACTATCAAGTAAGTATTGATTTAGATTCATTCAAAGTCAAAGGAAGATTGCATCATCAAAGTGTGTTTACCCATTTCAAATAGGCCAACACCACCAAGTAAATCTCTGCAACATGTTGTAATCACAACTTCTCCACCAACATCTAAAGATGAAATAGCAAATTCTACAATCTCACCATCAACAACCATTTTACGAAAACTATCTACGATTTCAAGCAAATCTTTTTGATAATCTTCTTTTTTGTTTTGTTCTTTAGTAATTAAACTAAGCACTTTTTTGTCTGTCATACTTTCATCCCCTCAAAGTTCTTTTTAAATTTATTATCTCTGTTACCGAAAGTGTTTAATGGTTTATCTTCTCGTCCAGCATCTACAATATCAGCCTGTGCGGATGATTCTGCATCATACAATCTCATCTTTGCACGGTCGATACCCAAAACAAATCTCTTATAATCATTTGGATCACCATATCGATTCTTCAACTGTTTAACAAGAATCTGACCCAATGCTTCAAGTTCTTCATTGCTCACTAACGCAAACATAAAGTCTGCCGTTGCAGGTAAACCAAACGATTCACTTGTATCTTCTAATCCCGGATCCGATGACGAAAAGCCAGACCTTGTTGTTTGTGTTGCGCTCACAATCGGCAAAGCATTTTCTACTGCAAGACCTCGCAACTCTTCTGCGATAGATTTGATGTATGAATAACTGTTTACATTTGCACCAGGCTTAATTCTCGCAGAACAACAGATATTAAGATAATCGATAAAGATGATATCAGGCTTAAAATTCTTCTTAATTGCCAAGTCATTCAACAATGCACGGAAGTGTAGAACACTAGCACTTGCAGTTGGATATTCTTTGATGATTAGTTTACCAT